TCTTGGTCCTGGTAAGATTCTCCATAACCGGAACAGTGATGATCTTGCTAACCCTAAGCGTGGTGGCAAGAGCATCAACCGAAGTATAGATAAGTCTACCAGTCGTGTCCTCAAGAAGAAGCAGATCGGTAAGCATATCCTCGGTAGTAAACAGAACCGGGTTGCCACTGCCCTTATAGTTCTTGCGAGCCTTGATGGTATTTCTAATAAAGGCCTTTGCTCTCTTGTCCGGCGTATAATCACCGGTAACTTCTACAGGAACCTTGATCGAATAGAAGTCATCATCGGTATAAATAGGACGAATGTGAAGAGGGCTAATCTTGTCATCGCTAGCATCAGGACGACCATCGCCAACCAGTGCGGCACGAGCAATTTCCTCATCAAGCATAGTGCGCATTTCGCGCTTAAGCCAAGAAACAACATCGAAGTCGGTGATGTCGACAACATCATCACGCTCCAGCTTCTGCTTCTTGTAGATAGTCTGAGGGGTGGTCTCCCTCTTCAGAAGAGCAAACACCTCGTCGATCTTCTTCTTGGTCTTGGTGTAACCCTTAGCACGAGCCTCAGCTCCAGTAATGTTTGCAAACAGGGACCTAATTCTGCTCATGGGGCTACGATGAACATTGTTCATAAAGTAGCTCACCCAAGTGTCGTCTCTTTTGACAAAGATCGGCTCTTTGGTAACATTCTTGGCATCAGGGAACAGAAGCTCAATGTCAGTAATTCCATGCTCAAGAACAGCATCCTTAAGAGAGCCCATCTTCTTAGCGTCAGCAAAAATCTCAACCATATCGTCATGAGTGAGAACGTCGCTCTGCTCATACGAATCATCAAATGCGTTGTGTTTCATGTCGTCATCTTCTCCTTCTGAATCATCATCGTTTTCTTCATCCATTGCCGCAAGAAGTCCAAAGAGAACTGCCTGCTGCTCTTCGTTCATCGTGTCTATTACATCCTGAACAGTCTTTTCTTTTTCATCAGCGTGTTTTACATCGTCTGCCATGTCAGTATCCTTTTCTTCATCTTTTTCATCTTCTTCGCCAGGCTCTTCCATATCATCCTCAAAGAGATCAAACTCATCTTCGCCATGATAGATAAGAGCCTCTTCACCACCATCGGTAGAATGTTCCACAAACAGTGTGTCAATTCTTGCTTCGGGATTTGCGCCAGCAAGCACAAGACTTACTTCTCTTATCATTCCATGCTCAACTTCCCTGCCCTTTTGTGTCAGATGGTTAGCATAAATGGAAAGAGATGTAATATCACCATGCTCTACCAGTTCCTTTGCGAGTTTTCCACGCTCAGTGGCATTTGTCTTACAGAAGGCATAAACACCTTCATCACTATGCTGAAGAATGGCATAACCGCAGACATTTTCTGGACCATCATGACGATGGTTCCAAACAAGTGGAACTTTCTTGCCATCGTCGTCTTTAAATGCCTGATTACCTATTACCCGTCCGTCAGCACAGAGAATTCCAGATTTTGTAGCCCAGCCACCAAAATCATACTTCTTCATTTTGATTTTCCTCCGTACTCATTTGTTTATTGGTCCCATTAATCTTAGCCATTTCATCATTTCCGTGATTAATGTTACTATTCCATAGCATATCAGCTTTTGGATCATCCATAGGAATCATGCCAACAATCTGCCTTACTTCATTAGATGTCATGATTTCATTTCTAGTAAACTTATCAGCTAATTCGGCAAGTTTCGAAACGGGGACTAATCTAAATGGATCTGAATAGAATTTGAAATCCTGTCCTCGTGAACGAGCAGTCTTTGACAGCCATTTTCTTCTAACCTCATTAACTATAGCTGATGCTATGGGCTCAATGGTTGTATTTTGGTAAAGTAACTGCTCTTCTTCTGTAGCTGTTCCATCGAAAACTTTTGGAGACATACCTAATTCCGAATAAGCTCGTTGCGTTAACTTATCAACTTGGGCCGCTAGATTATTATCTATAGCACGATTTAATTGAGTAACATGCTCTGTAGAATCAGTATATGCGATTCCATATTTAGACTTAACCAATTGCGTTTCTATATCTTTTCTTCTTTCCTCGGCCTGCTGTTTTCTAAGGTCGTTTCTAATAGAATATGGAAGCTGAACTATTAAATTTAATTTACCAGAGCCGTTTTGCTCATCAATGTAATCCAATAAACTTATTTTTCTTATAAGTCGTTTAATTGTTGAATTCGGCTCGTTCATAACTGCATAAAATGGATTTTCAATAATAGCTACAACTGATTTTCTCATTGTAAGCTGTTCTCTTAAACCAGTCCTTTGGTTGTAAGCAGTCATTTGAACATATTCTGGATACCACTGATTGATCTGGGCAACTCTAACTTCCATTATTTTGAAAGTGTTACCTTCCTCTGGATCATCATCTGTTTCTACAGGTGCCAAAGCAACGCAGCCTTCATCACACATTGAAAACACTAGGTCCTGAATCATCATACGTCCTGTCTGATCCAGATTAGCTTCCAAATTAAAACGCTCATCTAGTGAAGTTTTCAGCACCGACTTAAATCGACCTTTTTCGTCAGTCTGAATGTGATGAAAAGTCAATGCCGCGACGTCCATAGCAATTCTATTATAGACCGTATTGATTAATGATCTTTTGTCTCCTACAGAATTATACACCCTATCCGGTCGTTGATATGTCGATGGACCTAAATTAATGTAGGTTTCTTCTGTTGGATCTTTGTTAAAAAATGCATTCCATGCATGCTGGATTCTATCTACAAATTTGGGCATGGTTTAATTTTTTCCTCCTCCATCTGTAGCCATAGTGAATTAAAAAATCATTCATAATATTAATCCTTTAGATGATTTTCCCAAGATCTCATGCTACTATAATGCACAGGATCACCATATTTCAAAAACATTTCTGACAGCGTCATATTATACGTTTTTTTTATGATAGAATTTACTTTTTTATAGGCTTTTTTCGAGGCTCTATAGTCGAGCCCGTTTTCGCGTTCTGATAAATGCCGTTCGTCTTCTTCATCGTATAATATTTGCTTTTCTGAAGCGCTTTTTCTTGATTTTTTTATCTTTTCTTTTATCGCTGCATGTTTTTTATCCTCAGCCACAGCTAGTTTTTTATAGTTTTCCCAAGTTTCATCATTCAATTGCTCTAATAATTTTCGGCTCCCCTCCGGGTTATTATTTAGCTTGATTCCCCGGTCTTTTATATACTTTTTAGTACCTTTAAGAGACATACGGCCTCTAGGATCGACACCGTATCTTCTTCTTCCAGCATCGGTAAGTGAACCGTCTTCATTTTGATAGCGTCTGACACCCCATTTCATGCCTAGGATTCCGTAATGTATTAAATAATCAGTCATATTATCACCTTTTTACAACTTTTCTAGCATTTTCAAAGTTTGTCTTCTTAACAACTTTTTTAGCATCCTTAAAATTCGTTTTCTTCTTTTTCTTCTTTTTCTTTAAAGCTGAAACAGGAACGTTTGTTGATGTGATGAGACTGTCCAATTTAGACAAAGCTTTCATAGCCATATTATAATCTTTTTCTGACATATGCATATCCTCTGCACTAGACTCTTGACGAAATCCTGACTCTAGAGCTGAAGAACCAGACGGTCTATCTGCTAACCCCCTAATCTCCTTAAAATCTTCAGCGTCTTTAAGAACTCGTTTTGCTTTGTTTCTTCCGCCCGAACCTTCCAAGTACCTTACCGCCTCTGGCGAATTTGGTCCATATAACTTAGCATATGTATCATATGCAATCTTTCGCGCTTCTTCGACTTTCTCTGGACTGTATCTAGAAATTTTGGAGTTCTTTGGTACTCTAGACTTCCAAGTTTTTTTATTGTATCCGGCAAGTTTAACTTTATGGTTGGCCGCCTCTTCCATTTTGCGTAAGTCTTTTAGTTCGGCTTTATCCGATCTATAATCTTTAACGCTCATACCATTTTTACCTATGCCATACCTCTGACGTCCCGCAGCAGTATAGCTTCCGTCCTCATTTTGAAATCTGCGAACTCCGTGACGCTGTCCTCTAATTCCATAGTGAGCTAAGTAATTAGTTCTTTCATCTGAATGCATAGCCGTTATCCTCTTATTTAACTCTGCTACTTTGGCTGATAGTCCTGAAACAGGTGCTATTTTAAGCTTTTTTTCTTTCTTCTTTTCTTTATCTTTAATACCCGCCTCTTTTTTTACAGCATCGGCTATAGTTTTTGAACTACTCTTAATAGAATCCGAGGCGTCTTTTACTTTATTTATTGCTGAGTCACCGGCTCCTCTAAGCTTATTAAAAGCTGTAATAAAGCCTATAATAGCTACTCCGGTATTAGCACCAGTCTTTAACTTTTCCATAAACCGCATATACTTTTGGTGGCCATCTTCTACTTTTTCAGTAGTAAGTTCTTTATAACGCTTTTCGAGCTCCAAGCGGTTTATTGTTTTTCTAAGATCGTCATCGCTAATGTCCAAAACTCTATTACGTGCATCATCCTGCGAATAATTTGTGGACTTTTTTGTTGAGCGAATGCGTATCATTCTTTTTGCTTTTTCAGCTTTTTCGCCCTCTTCGACGTCATATCTTTTTCTACCAGCATCAGTAAGCGAGCCGTCTTTATTCTGGTAACGTCTTATTCCCCATTTCATGCCTAGAATACCATAATGCATTAAATAATCATTTTTCATTGCATCCTCCAGTCGATCCGCTATCTAAACCATAATTGCAATAACTGTGCAGCCTCCATTCAAGGCGATCTATTTTATTTTTTATGGCATCACATAGGAACGAATTCGTTGGCGGATCAAAAGAC